CCTGAGGGTCAAATAACACAGCACCCACAATGTTTTAGTGGGCTAGATGACCTCAAGACAGATGAGTTCTACCCAATAAAAGCATACCGAGCATTTTATAATGTTGACAAAGCAAGATTTGCACGATACAGATATACACAACAACCTACTTGGATGAAAGGAGTAGCAATATGAAAGATACGAAGAACCAATTCAAGGTAAACTTGGACAACAAAGATATACTAGTAACGGAGGAGCAACGTATGAGGTTTCTACAGCTGCATAATAAATTAAAGGATGCAGTAGAGTATGCTTCAGAGTGTAAAGACTTACGACTATCTGACTTAGCTATAATGGAAGAGTTGGTGCATCACTTACACACGTCACTGAGTTTTTCACCAACAAAAAATCCTAATACAGACCAACCAAATATTTATTCAGACTATGTATTGTCTTCAGATGAAACGGCTTGGGAAAGTATATACTAAAAATCTTCTAGTAATGGGAAGATAAGACTTGACTTTTAATTAAATTTGTTATATAACACAACATCACTTAACCAATAGGAGATATATTATGCCATATGATGTTTTACCAACGGTACACGAAGTACCTGAAAATTTAGATTTCTCTGTAGGCTTTGAGACTACAAAGTTTGATGAGAAGAAATATGTTATCAATGAGAAGACAGGAGATTATCTTGGTGTCGTAGGCACAGGGTTTAACTGTGCTAGTCACAAGAAGTTCTTTGATGGTGTTCAAAATATTATGGTTGATAACATACCTGATGCTATGACAGACTCTACTGTAAGATGGTCTACTGCTAGAAACAATGCTTGGGCTATGATGGATATTGTTATGCCTAATGTGTTTACTACAGTAGAGACAGAGAAACATAGCACCAAGATAGGCAGAAGAGTCATAGCCTTACACGGTGTAGATGGGTCTTGTTCTAATCAAGTATTCTTTGGTGCTATAGATTTCTTCTGCACTAACGGAATGATTACAGGAGACTATGATAAAGTTAGACGTAAGAACACAGCTAACTTCTGTATGGATAGATTTATACAAGAACTTAATCAAAGCAGTGTAGACTTTGTAGGACAAACAAATGAACTACAACAATGGGCTAACATAGATTTACCTACATACTCTATGAAGTCTTGGAAAGATTATCTGTCATCTATTATGAAGTCAGATAGAAAGGCAGAGAAGATGATACCACTTGTACGACAAGAAGTACGTAAACGTGGCAGAAATGTGTTTGCATTGTATAGTGCCTTCACTAACTATGCATCTTATGCTGATGAGAGAAATGGTTTTAATCTACGTAACACAGGTAGGGATACTGCACCACAGTCTATGTGGGCTAGAGAGAATGAAGTTACTAAATGGATTTCTACACCTGAGTTTAAGAAATTGGTAGCTGCCTAATGGGATATCTTACTCTTAAAAATTTAGTTAAAGAGTATTACTTATGCTTTGAGTTCAAGAGTTTACGTGACGAAACTAAACAACAATATCAATACTTTCTGAACGTACTCTTGGACACAATGTTAGCTGACCAAGATAAAAAGTTAGGTAACATTACAATAAATAATGTAACAACTCTGATGGCTAAACATGCATACAACGATTGGTGTAATCGTGGTGTGCATCTAGCAAATCATATTATGTCTGTAGCACGAGTCGTTTTTAATTATGGCATAACTATGGAAAAAATAGGGCAGAACCCATTTAGAAATGTAAAGAAACGAGTGCCTGATAGGAGAAAGACAGTGTGGACAAAAGAAAATGTAACAGCATTTCTAGATGTAGCCTACTCTGATTTTAAAACACGTAGCATAGGTCTCATAGCACATATGGCATATGATTGGTGTCAAAGATTAGGTGATATGCGTTTATTGCAATGGTCTAATTTAGATTTGTCTGAACAAAGAATGCATATAGAACAATCTAAACGTAGAGCAGAAGTATTTTTACCTATTGATGACAGTTTAGGCGAGATGTTAGTACAACAGAAAGAAGATTTTGGTTTTCAGAAGTATGTAGCACCCCAAGTTAAACCTGTCGGTGGTATATATAAGCCGTATTCTCTCTATAGGCTGCCTAAGGTGGCTAGAAAGGTGATGAGAGATGCCAACCTACCTGACGAGCTACGTTTGTCTGACCTAAGACGCACAGGAACGGTTGAAATGGTAGATGCAGGTGTGTCTATGGGTAATATTATGTCAGTTACAGGACATGCTAACCCACAAAGTGTTAAACCGTACATGAAAAACACATTCACAAGTGCTAATTTAGCATTAAATAAAAGAAAAGGCTTGACAGATGTTTAAAACTATGATAAATACATATTATCATTACATAGGGGAACACATACAGTGTTAGATTACATATATAGTTTAAATATCACTGTAGGTGATACACGTAGAGTAGATTGTCCTATCTGTAAAGGTTATAAAACATTTACAGTGACAAACAATATGGGTTCTCTACTGTGGAATTGTTACAAAGCATCTTGTAATGTTAGTGGCAAGAAACGTGTACATTTATCTGTAGAGGATATACAAACTACATTCAGTAAGACTGTAGAATCAAATAAAGAAAATGATTTTGTGTTGCCTGAATATGTAGTTGATAGAAAGAATACACCTGATATAGTATCGTGGTGTAACAAGTGGTCAATCAATGCAACTGATTTAGATTTGCATTATGATGTAAAGGAACACCGAGTTGTCTTTCCTGTATATAAAGACAATAAGATTGTAGATGCAATTGGTAGGTCACTTGGAAAAAGATTACCCAAATGGAAGAAATATGGTAATAGTGGGTTGCCTTTTTCTTTCGGATGTGGTAAGGTGGCAGTAGTTGTTGAAGATTGTGTTAGTGCTGCAGTTGTAGGTAGCGATGTATTTGTTGGGGTAGCTGTGTTGGGTACATCTCTATCTGAAATACACAAGAAGCATATAGCACAATTTTCAACAGCCATCATAGCATTAGACCCTGACGCATTACCCAAAACACTTTCTTTTGCTAAGGAACTACGAGGACACGTAAGAGATGTACGTGTACTTAAATTAAAAGATGATTTAAAATATAATAACAGCGTAGACTTTAAAAATCTACATAACCTAACCCCAAAGGAGATACAGACATGGAACTTTCATTAGTACGTAGTCTTATGGACAAAGCATTCTACGAAGACCATCGTGGTGCTAGATGCCCTGACAGATTATTTAGTAAAGATACAAGAAAAATAAAACAAGCTATTGATAAGGCAATGGACAGATACGAAAGGTCTGTACTGCCTGATGAAATAGAAGCACTGTTTATGTCTGACAATCCTGCACTTACAACAGCACAAAAACAGGCATACTCTCATTTGTTTAGACAGATTAAGAATGAGAAACCTCTTGGCAGTGACATTGCACAAGAAGTATTGTCTAAGTTGTTTCAGCAGGTTGTTGGAGAAGACATTGCCAACTTAGGATTTGATTATGTAAATGGGTCACAGACTAGTCTAGAACCTCTTAGATTATTATTAGAGCAGTACAATGATGACTTTACACCTGACTTAAATGTAGAGTGGGATGATATGGATATCGAAACACTGTTAGCTAAGAATGCACTAGAAGCAAGATGGCATTTTAATATACCTGCACTAACAAGACAGATTAGTGGTGTTAATGAAGGACACTTGATAGAGGTAGGTGCTAGACCAAACACAGGTAAGACATCTTTTCATGCGAGTATGATTGCATCACCTGATGGGTTTGCACATCAAGGTGCAGATTGCATTGTGTTATGTAATGAAGAAGGTAGTCATAGAGTTGGTGCTAGATATCTTACTGCAGCCACAGGTATGACAATGAAAGAGATAAAGAATAACCCATCAAAAGCTCGTGACTTATATGAACCTATTAAAGATAGAGTTAAGATAAAAGATGCCACAGGTCGTGATATGGCTTGGGTAGAATCAGTTTGCAAGTCTTACAAACCTGATATAGTATTACTTGATATGGGTGATAAGTTTGCACGTACAGGTGGCTTTGCTAGACCTGACGAAGCACTCAAAGCAAATGCTATACACGCTAGACAGATTGCAAAGCAACACAAGTGTGCTATGTTTTATATGTCACAGCTATCTGCAGATGCAGAAGGTAAAGTTCTACTTAATCAAAGTATGATGGAAGGTAGTAGAACAGGTAAGGCAGCAGAAGCTGACCTTATGATATTGATTGCCAAGAATCCACCAAAGCAGGATGATGGCGAAGGAGAAGATATAGAAAGACATCTAAATATTGTTAAGAATAAATTAACAGGATGGCACGGTATGGTAAACTGTCAACTTAATTATCAGATTGGTAGATACGAAGCATGACCCAAAGAGAACTGTTTGACATTGAACTACTACACATTGATGGTGAAACAAAAACATGTAGTAAGTGTAATAAAAGATTACCCTTAGTTGCATTTAGTGTTTCATCAGGTGCAAACTTTCTTAGACCTGAGTGTAAAAAGTGTAATAACGAACTAACTAAAGTTAGAAATCAGTTGAGAGAAAAACACGGTATGCCTGATAAAGATTATAACTGCCCTGTATGTAACAGAGGAGAAACAGAGGTAGCAGGTAAAGGTGGTCAAAGAAATGGTGCGTGGGTATTAGACCATTGTCACGACACAAGTACTTTTAGAGGTTGGCTATGCCATAGTTGTAATAGAGCATTGGGTGGATTTTCAGATAGTGTTGACATTTTAAAAAAAGCTATTATATATTTAGAGAGACATATGGAGAAGATAAATGAAACTAATACTTGACGTAGAAAACACAGTAACAAAAAGAGATGACAAAATGCATCTTGACCCATTTGAAAAAGACAACCAACTTATTATGGTAGGTTGCATTACAGAAGATGGTAAGGAGCATCTGTTTCATCACGAGACAGGGTTTGAAGGTGTACAAGAGTTACTTGACAGCACTACTATCCTAATCGGACACAACATATCTTATGACTTGATGTGGCTTTGGGAATGTGGATTTAAGTATGACGGTGATGTATTTGACACTATGCTAGTAGAGTATATTCTGTTACGTGGACAGAAGAAGCCACTGTCTCTAGAAGCCTGTGCTGCAAGATACAGCTTACACACACAGAAGAAAGATACACTTAAAGAGTATTTTAAGAAAGGTTTAGGTGTAGATGATGTTCCAAAAGAAGAGTTATCAGAGTATCTGTCAGCAGATTTAAATGCTACAAAGGAGTTATCAGATGAATTATATAAACAACTTGATAGTGATGAGCATCGTGGTCTTATTAGCACTGTTAATCATACCAATCGTGTTGCCATTACTCTTGCTAATATATACAAGCGTGGGTTTAATGTGGATACAGAATCTCTTAAACAAGTACAGTCAGAGTTTGAAAAAGAAAAAGCAGATATCGAGAAGAGACTTTCTACTCAAGTCAAAAAACTTATGGGAGATACACAGATAAATTTAAACAGTCCTGAACAAATGTCGTGGGTCATCTACAGTAGAAAGCCTAAAGATAAAAGCACTTGGCTAAATAACTTTACACCTTATATGAGTAAGACAGACTTAAAAAAGAAAGTAGGAGAGCTTAGTAGTGTAGTATATAAAACTATAGCTACTAAATGTACTGTATGTTATGGTTCAGGTTTTATAAAGAAGATAAAGAAAGATGGAACACCATATAAGAATAATACAAAGTGTTCTAATTGCGATGGTTCAGGTTATCTATTTAGACCAACTAAAACTATAGCAGGATTAAAGTTTAATGCACCTACAGCTAAGTGGGTTAGTGCAAATGGGTTTAGCGTAAATAAAAATATGTTAGGTATATTACAGAGTGTAGCAAAAAGAAATAACTCAATGGAAGCATATAATTTTTTAAATGACTTACAAAGACTATCTGCACTAGATACTTACTTATCCTCTTTTGTAGAGGGTATTAATACATATGTTAAAAATGATGGAAAGCTACACGTTAGACTGTTACAACATAGAACAGCTACAGGTAGATTTAGTGGAGCAGAACCTAATATGCAAAATATGCCTAGAGGTGGTACTTTTCCTGTAAAGAAAGTATTCATATCTAGATGGGAAGGTGGTATGATACTTGAAGCAGACTTTGCACAATTAGAGTTTAGAACTGCTGCATACTTATCGCAAGACAGAACAGCAATAAAGGAGATTGAAAATGGTTTTGACGTACATAGTTACACTGCAAAAGTTATTTCAGAAGCAGGTCAAAAGATTACTAGGCAAGAAGCAAAAGGACACACCTTTGCACCACTCTTTGGAGCAACAGGATTTGGAAGGTCAAAAGCAGAAGCAGCGTACTACGAGCAGTTTACAAAAAAGTACGAAGGAATCGCACTATGGCATTCCAGATTGGCTAAGGAAGCTGTAACACACTTTAAAATAAAAACACCATCAGGTAGAGAGTTTTCATTTCCTGATGTGGCTAGAAGAACAAAGGGTGGTGTAACTTACTTTACACAAATTAAAAACTACCCTGTTCAATCTTTTGCTACTGCTGATATAGTTCCGTTAATATTAATGGACATAGACAGAAGACTAAATAAACACAAATCTTGTGTAGTAAATACTGTACACGATTCAATAGTAATTGATGTACACCCTAATGAAGTAGAAGTAGTAAAGAGTATAATAAAATATACTAATGATGATATGACAAGCACTATTAATAAACATTTTGATATAGATTTAAATGTTCCATTATTATTAGAAGCAAAAATAGGTAAGAATTGGCTTGACATGAAAGACGTAATGTGATATAACGTCTAGACCAATAGAAAAAAGGAGAAACTATGAGTGATTTAGTAACAATAAATACAGACAATTATGCAGTTATGGCAAAGGCTATGGGCATAGCAGGTGCTACTGTAGGCACAAAGACATCTAATAATTTAAATAGATTAAGAATATGGCATTCACCTATTATGGGTGAAGAAAAGGTTGGTGGTAAGCTAAAAAAAGTAGAAGTAGTAGAAGGTGGTGTCTATAGATTAGAACTAGTAGACGATGATACATCTACATACTACTACGCAAAGACAGCTAGAGTAAGACCTTTTATGCAACGCTATATGTTAAAAAGATATGAGTCTTTTAGTAATGTAAAAGATGGAGACCCTAAGGGTACATTCCATAAAACAATTATGTCTGATAATTTAAATACAGATTTAAAAGATAACAAAGGACATTTTAATTGTGGCAAACCTGCAGGATATATCAAAGACTTCAAGGCACTTCCTGTTGAAATGCAAGACCTTATAAAACAGACTAAACGTGTACGTGTCGTTTTTGGAACAATCAAATTAAATAATCCTACAGACGATAAGGGCAATGAGGTAGAGTTAGATGAAGTTCCTTTTATATGGGAAGTAGATAATAGAGATGCCTACAAAACTATAGGTGATCAATTTAATATCTATGCTAAGAAAGAAAAGCTACCTTTAAATCATTATATGATGTTAAAAGAAAGTAAAGAAAATCCAATGCAAAATGGTTCTAGTTTCTATACACCTGTAGCACTTGTAGATTTATCAGGCACAATAGGTATAGGTGAAGAAGACCATAAAACATTTTCTAACTTCCTTGATTGGATTAAAAATTATAATGATGGTGTCTACACAGCGTGGGAAAAAATAGTTCAAGAAAGACAGAGCGAAGTTACAGATGAAGATGTAACTACAATTAATGACTTTGTAGATGTGGACTTAAATGAAAAGTAATAACCCATTTGAAGTGCATGATATTAATTACTTATCACCTAGCAATATGAATACCTACATAAGTGATATGCCTATGTGGGTAGCTAGGTATCTGTTTGGTATTAAGTCAGGTAGTGGAGCAGGAGCAGTTAGAGGTATCGTTCAAGAAGCTGCACTAGCTGATAAATACAAGACAGGTAAGTTTGACTTTGATACATTACAAATGAAATTTATGAATTTGTGTGTAGAGTCTAACATTGATTTAGGAGATGTTAAAGTAGAAAAAGAAAGAAACCTACTACCAAACTTTGGTAAAGTTATTGATGAAAACTTTGACTATGAAAACTTAGAAGACTATCAAGAAAGAGTTGAAGTTCAATTTGATGATATGCCTGTACCTGTTATGGGATATATAGACTTTAGATTTAAAGATAAAATAGTAGACTTAAAAACATCAACAAGAATGCCATCTAAACCTACGGAAGCTCAAAAGAGACAGATGGCATTTTATTCTATGGCATACCCAAGTAGTAGTGTAGATTTATTCTTTGCTACACCTAAAGACTTTAAAAAGTTTACATTAAGTAATTTATCTGTGTACAAAAAACAACTTAAAAAAGTAGCTTTTAGTATACAGAAATTTTTGTCTATTAGTAATGATAGACATGAGTTAGCTTCTTTAGTGTATCCAAACTTTGATTCGTGGACTTGGAGTGCAAAATTAAAAAAAGAAGCAAAGAAAATATGGAGAGAGAGTATATGAAAAATATAGATGATATGGCAGAACTAATTAGAGAAAAAGAAAAAGAACTTCTTGAAATGAAAAAAGAGTACAGAGAACGTAGAACAGAAGGGCTACGTAGTGCTATAGAACAACGTAAAGAAGCTGAAAAGCTAGTGCGTGATGAGATGAAGGCACTTGGATACTCTGATGGATTTGGTTCTAATATACGTTGGTATAACTTCTAATTATGTCAGCGTATAGTGCTAGACAGATAGCACGTAAAAATGGGTATAGGAGTGGTCTAGAAGATAAGGTTGCTGAGTATTTAGCAGAGCATTCAATAAACTTTCTGTATGAAAAAGTTAAAATAGAATGGGAAGACCTTGCATATCGCACCTATACTCCTGACTTTGTTCTTGATAATGGTATTATAATAGAAACAAAAGGTATGTTTACTACTGCTGATAGACGAAAACATTTATGTGTAAAGAAACAACATCCAAAGTTAGATATACGATTTGTTTTTGAAAACAGTAATAGAAAACTATATAAAAATGCAAAGTCAACATATGCACAGTGGTGCATTAAGTATGGATTTAGGTATAACACTAGAATTATACCTGAAGATTGGCTAAAAGAAAAAGGAATAAACAAATATCCTAAATTCATAAAGTTTTTAGGAAAAAAACTAGGGAGTTAATTATGACAATAGACATTACAACTAAATATCCATCTGCTTTTTACATAGAACTTTTGCCTGAGCTTGATGATGACAACAATTGGCAGGGTGGACTACAAGTAAATATTATTACATCTAAAGATAATCCTATGCCTGTAGAAAGCAGAAGAGACTTAACACATTTAAGTCAGCTTGTTGCAAGTTCTATAGCCTTTATGGAAAAGAATGTAGATTATGCAGACAAGCTAGAAGAGTTTTTAAAAGAACCTGAAGAAAAACCTGTTATCGAAGGTAATGTAATACACTTTAATTTTAAAACAGAAGGGAATGCATAATGGCTGCTAGTATAAAAGAAATGGTAGACTTTGAAGATGTTATACCAACAGATAAAAAGTCTAAAATGGTAAATAGAGAGTTTGTTGGAGATATGGTAAATCATCCACCTCACTATAATCAATACGGCATAGAATGTATTGATGCAATAAAAGCCTGTACAGGTAAAGGATTTGAAGCATACTTACAAGGTAATATACTAAAGTATCTTTGGAGATATGATTATAAAAATGGAGTAGAGGACTTGAAAAAAGCACAATGGTACTTATCTAAATTAATAGAGATTAGAAATGACAATACGAGTTAAGATGATGATTACAGTAGATATAGATACAGAAGAGTATACTGTACCTGCTGATGGTAAAGTTAATGATGAAATAGAAGATTTTGTCAGAGAAGCATTTTATGATTTAGAAGGTGCTGAAGTAAAAAATTTTAGAATAACAAGCGAGGAGATACACAAATGAAATCAAATGTAGCAAGTAAGTTACCTACAGACTATCAAAACTTTATAGCACTTTCTAGATATGCTAGATGGATTCCTGAAGAAAGTAGAAGAGAAGAGTGGTCTGAAACTGTCGATAGATATTTAAATTATATGCAAGAACATTTAGTACAGAAATATAATTTTGATGAGAAAGTTTTTTATGAACTAAGAGATAGATTATTTAACGATATTACAAATTTAGATATAATGCCAAGTATGAGAGCATTGATGACTGCAGGTAAGGCACTAGATAAGTGTCACGTAGCAGGATACAACTGCTCATACCTACCTGTAGACAGCCCTCGTGCTTTTGATGAGTGTATGTACATACTTATGTGTGGCACAGGTGTAGGCTTTTCTGTAGAAAGAGAAAATGTAGATAAACTTCCTATTGTTAATGAACACTTTGAAGACAGCACTACAACTATTAAAGTAGGTGACTCACGTTCAGGTTGGGCTAAAGCATTACGTGAATTAATTGCTATGTTGTATGTAGGACAAGTTCCTGAGTTTGACGTAGAAGATGTAAGACCTGCAGGTGCTAGACTTAAAACATTTGGTGGTAGAGCATCAGGTCCTGAACCTTTAGTTGACTTATATAGATTCTGTATTAGTATGTTTAAAGGTGCAGCAGGTAGAAGACTCTACCCTATAGAGTGTCACGATCTTATGTGTAAGATAGGTGAAGTTGTAGTTGTTGGTGGAGTAAGACGTTCTGCTCTTATAAGTTTATCTAATCTTGGTGATGACCAAATGAGACACGCAAAGTCAGGTCAATGGTGGGAGAATGAAGGACAGAGAGCCTTAGCCAATAATAGTGTAGCCTACAAAGGTAAAATAAATATGGAAACATTTATGCGTGAATGGTTAGCCCTAGTAGAAAGTAAATCAGGAGAACGTGGTATCTTTAATCGTAAGTCTGCAGTCGAACAGGCAGCAAGAAATGGAAGACGTAAAACTGATTATGCTTTTGGTTGTAATCCTTGTAG